AACGACAGCGGAGTGCCTTGGACGATCATCCCCACTACTCCACAAATCATTTACGGAAATACGACTCTTTTGTCGGGCTCGACGTTGAACTACGCCGGAATCGTGGACAATTTCGGAACAATGTCGTACATTTGTCTCTCTGCTTAGTAGAATGGACGCGCCCTTTGACGCACCCGACGAAGTTTTGAATGCTCTAGGGCGAAGCTTAGCTCCTGACTTGCAACCCACGAGCCCGAGTTCAGTGGACTCGGACGTGTCTAGCTGGACTCTCGACATTGTAAAAATGCTCGAGAACCTGCTCTTGAACTCGAATAACTACAAAGAAAACCAACGAAAGCACATCTTTCTGCTGTCGTACCAACTCAACTTCTTCAAATTGCCCCTTATTCTCTTGTCAGCCATTAACAGCGTCTTTTCGATTGGGCTTAGCGCCTTCATCAAGCAGGAAACGGTATCGGTTTTGAACTGTCTTATCTCGTTGCTGATCACCGTAATTGGCTCGGTGGAGCTGTATTTAGCCATTCAGAAAAAGCTGGAGATTAGGCTTCAGTCCTTTCACCATTTTGAAAGCCTTTGCAACAAAATAGCGGCTACCTTAAGGCTGGACGCGTCGAACAGAACGGGAACGGGTCCGGCTTTCCTTCAAGAGATTCTGAACGAATACAAGGCTGGGCTGGACGCTGTTTTGCTGAATAAAACGCCTTGGGCCGATTTTTTAATAGAAGAGTCCATGAAAGTTCCGAGAGCCGTTTAAAATTTCTAAAAATAAAATTTTAGTTAAAAATAAAATGTAGACTCAGTCTATAATGGCCGACTTCTCTACCGTCAAGGTTGCTGACCCCGTAATTGGAGATGTGACCGACAAATTAATTTTTGGGGTAAAGAGCGGGGCGGCGAGCTCGACTTATCAAACCTTCCCAGTTACAAGCCCTAGCAATAGCAGCTTGGTCTGGCAAGTCTCAGTCCCCTCAGAGAATGTCGTGGTCGACAGGAGGGTATTGATGAGAAGTGGTATGACGATTACACTTTACGTCGACAATCTTGCGGGGAACCTCGTGGTCGGCTCCCGTGTTTTTGAATACGGCTTGACCGATTCCTGGGCTTCCTTCCCCCTCCACAAGTCCTTTGTCACCCAAACCGTGGGCATCAATAACTGCAGCATCTCGGTGAACACCAAGGACGTGCTCCCGGCTTTGCTACGCCTTAACGATTCGCGCGAACTTTATCGCTTCAATTCCATGACTTGCAGCATGCCGGACCAGGCGTACGGCAAGTACTCGGATTCCATCCGCGCGACCAACTCGCCTCTGGCCTCGTTCAACACCGGTTCCTACGACCTCGACCAGGTGCCCCGCGGCGCATTCCCGGCCGTCGTCGAGTGCCTCCAGTACACTGCGGCCGGCGTTTACGTCAACGCCTCGAACGTGGTCGCAACGGCAACGAACACCTTCCGCATCACCGTGTCCAGCATCTTTACGGAGCCCATTTTCGTTGCTCCTTTTATCTGGACTGACAGCGAGTACAACAACCAGGGCTTGCTCGGCATCAACACCATGTCGATGAACTGCGTGACGGACGGCACTCTGTCCCGCGTCTGGTCGTCGGGTACCTCCAACATTACCCGCGTGGTGGCGGGCGCAACGGGCCTGAACTCCATTTTCGCGGCCAACCCATCGCTGTACACCTGCCAGTTCCCCATTGCAAGCATGAATTCGGGTCTAGCGCAGCCGTCTATGCTCTTCCGCTTCCTCTCGTCACAACCGACAGACATGCTGAAGACGCGCAATGTGTGCCCCTGGCTCGACTACCCACGGTACATTCAGTCGCAGGGCGTGACCGCCATTGCGGGTGGCGCAAGCGCGGTTCTTACGTCTTCCAACATTCAACTTTCGTCGATCCCGGACCGTTTGGTTATCTGCGTGCGCAAGCAAATGTCGAGCCAGACCGTTCAAGATCCGGATATGTGGCTTGCCTGTACGGGCCTTAGCGTGAACTTTAACAACAGTTCGGGCCTCCTTAGTTCGGCGAGCATCAGCGACTTGTACGCCATCTCGCGCAAGGGCGGGTCGAGCCAGAGTTTCGGCGAGTTCTGCGGCCAACAGTGGTCCACTTCCGTGGGCGGCCAGTACGGAAACATTGCCACGACGGGCTCCCTGATCGTGCTGCAGCCCGCGTTCGACTTTGGGCTTCCGACTTACCTCTCCAGCTCATCCTTGGGCTCGTTCAATCTTCAGTTCACCATTTCCGTTTTCAATCAGCTTGCCGTGCCGGTGAACGCGGAGATTTGCGTGATTGCGATCCAGGGGGGTCTGATCGTTTCCCAGCAAGGGCTTACCACAACGTACCAAGGTCTTCTCTCGCGCGCCACAACTCTCGAGGCCATGGTCTCCAAGGACTCGGACGTGGAGTCGGCGCGCTCGCTGGATCGCCTCACGGGCGGCGGCCGCATGTTCATGGGCGCGCGCCATCGCATTACGGGCGGGGCCATGACGGGCGGCGCTTATTCAGGCGGTGCTGCCTCCGGAGGTCGGAGCCGACTTGAGTCACTTTGTTAAAAAATATGGCATATTTTCTTTTCTCATATAGTTCTATATGCAAGCTTACGACAAAGCCATCTACGACGTGATTCGCGAGCTCGAGTTCAGACAGGAGCCCATGGCCACTCCCATGATTCCGCAGTGGATGGATCGCGCTCCTCGCGTTTCAGTCGACAGTGCAATTGGAATGGGGATGTCTGGCGGCGGCGGCTATCGCGAGTACATTCCGGGTTCGTTTCCGAGCGGCTACCCTGCGCTGTACCAACTAGACCAAGAAAGCGAAAGCGGAGCGTCCGCGCCGCACATGAGCGAACACCTTTACGGATTGGAACCGTCGCAGATGACGGGTGGTAAAAAAATGAATGTTGGGCAGAAAATTGGCCACTTCTTCGCAGAAGCCGCCCGTTCAACGCCGCAGGGTCAGATTGTTATGGCCTTGGACAAATCCATACGGCATCCAAAAGGCAATTTCATTAAAACACTGGCGAAAAACACAGAGCACAACTTGATGGAAAACACACCGCAGGGCAGGCTGGCCCAGGTTGTGGCTCGCAAAATCGGTGGTGGTGGCAGCAGCAGCAGCAGCGACATGGAGGGCGAAGGGTTTGTTGAGGACGTAATGCGTGCTGCTAAAAAGGTACGTAAAGTTGTTAAAAATCCTTCAAAGGCGCTTGAAATGGTCCCTATTGCGGGACCAATTGTTAGAAAAATACGGAAGTCAAGGGCACGAGCAGCGCCCGTAGCCGCGCCCGCAGCCGCGCCCGTAGTTGCCGTCCGTAAACCCCGCAAGGCACGCGTTACAGTTGTAGCCGAGCCCGTGGAAGAACGACCCGTTACGAAAGAAGAGGCGCTGGCGCAGTTTCCGTTGCCCCCGTCGATGGCTGGGCAGGGCATGTACGGTGGAAAGGAGTCGCCGTTCTTGAAAAAGGTGCGCCGAGTTGGCCGCAAGGCGATTGCGACGGTCGCGCCTATCGCAAAAGGCATTGGCAAGGCCGTTGTGGCTGCATCTAAAAACCCGCTGGTTCAGAAATTGGCCGTCGAGGGCGCAAAAGCTGCGTTGAGTGGGGGCAAGGTCGACGGCCGCAAAGCGCGGGCGGCCATTGTCAAGCGCATTATGCTCGAGCGGGGTGTAAAAATGATCGAGGCGAGCAAAATCGTAAAATCCGAGGGTCTGTATTAGATCCGTTGCAAGAAATTTATTTTGCGGTGAGTTTTGGCGATTTTCAACCACAACTTTCAACACAACTTTATAAAAATGGAACTTGTTACCTCCAGCGACATGAAAACTCTGGTTCGGGCCACCGTTGCGGACCGCGAGCGACGACGGGGCGAAACCTTTTTCTTTTGGCACGAGGAAGCTCGGCAGATGCAGTGGGGCACCAACGAGGAGTTGATTGTCCAGATGAAGATCTGGCGCAAGCAGCACAAGAAACAAGAAATAAAATTGAGGGAGTGCAATAACGCTACGAAGATGATCAATGGACAAGAGTGGTTTATTCTTACGGTGCAGTCTTACGTTGATCGAGTGGCTAATCCTTGCCGCCTTGGTCTAGGGTTCGATACGGGTTACATGGTGTCGGGTTCAACTTACGTGTTCAAGCATGCGCAAAATCGCGATGCGACTTACAAATATGTGATGGGTTTGTGATTTGTTTTTTGTTTTTTAGAAATTAATTGACCCTTCGGGGTCCTTGATGCGTCTGGGAAAGCAGGGCTTGCGGTATGAAACCGAAGACTGTGAAGGGGGTTCGAATCTCCACGTATCACTAGTACCCTAAGGGGTTAGAGGCCTCTGGCCTCGAAATAAAAATAAAATGGGATTGTATACGATGCCCTTTTATGCCTCGTGGGAAGAAGCGGTACCGACTCAAAGCGCGCTTAAATCGTACGGTTTTGTGACGACGCAGTTACGCGCTGTCGAAAAGCAAAACGAAGACGACGTATTGGCCTTGCCCGTGGCCGACCAAGACGCGGTAGACACTTTATTGGACACCTTAGGATCCGTTGCGGCCAACATTGAAGCGATTGTTTCCAGTCGCGTCGATGACAGTTTAATTAATGAAATACGTCGTCGCCCTCTAGGGCCGCCACCGGGTGCACCTGGTCCAGCTGCTCGCGTAGCCTTTCCCGTTCCTGCTCGTCGACCTCTAGATCCAGAAGGACCCGATTTGCCGCCCGCAGCTGGGCGCGCGCGTCCTGGTGTAGATTGGTTCGGACGACCTGTCCCAGAAGCGAAAGAAGAAGAATTAGAGTATAGTTCGGCCTTGGAGAGCGACATCCGTGCGGGTTCCCGGGATGATTTGTCGGCTTTCAGTCGCTTCAGCGGCGCGACAGTCCCACGCGAAGGTTCACTACGCGCCATTAGCGAAGGGTCGCGCACACGCGACGCATTTCCTCCACGGGCAGCTCTAGCACCAAGGACCCGCGCTAAAGTAGACGAGTTTGATGTCGATCCCGAGGAAATTGTTCGCGGAGCCGAGATGGGCGAACGATCGGAAACGGCAAGGCTGCGAAAGCTGCTTGTTCGAGCAGAAGGACTTGCTGGAGAACCAGACACAACATCTGAACCCTTTGCCGCAGAGCTAGACCCTCGTGCGGCTTACTTGGAAAATGTCGGACGTTCGCCGCGGTTCCGATCTCTTTTGCCTGAACGACCGGGGACAGCCTCAACAGAATCCGAAGAACCTTCTCCTAGACCCTCTCCTGCACGCTCTCCTGCACGCTCTCCTACTCGTAACTCTCCTGTAATCACTCCTTTTCGTGGTTTAGCTCGTCAAGTCACATTGGAGAAAGACATTTCTCCTTTTCTGAGTCGCGCCCCCGTTCCTCCTCCCCCAGCTCTTGGAGATTACATTGAACATTTTCGAGGTGTAAGTGCAGCGGCCTTAAGCCGAGAAGGGAATAAATTGGCAAAAGCCGGGTATGAAATCGAAGTACCGCCTCCAAAGGCACGCACAGAACAATCCGTAGACAAACTTTTACAGCGGGTTGCAGAAGTGAGTTTGGACGCAGATCAACGCTACTTAGAAGCGAAGGGAGAAGTACGTCCTGGCAGTGCGTTTGCACCCAAGGAGCGCCCGAAACTAAAAGGAAAAGCGCCCAAGTACGGAGAATCGGTGGGTTCTGGGATGTGCGGCGGAGCGCAGGCAAGCGCGCTCCCCACCTCGGCCAAGGTCGGCACACTGATCGACCGCGCCCTTCGAATGCTGAAGAAGATGGATTTCCGCATCATTCCCGTTGCCGATTTGGAGGAAATTAAAGCGGTCACCGAGCACATCCGCGGCATGGTCATTGTACCAGGCGGCGACCCGGCCTTGGCCACGATACAAGCCAAAGTCATGGCGCTTCTAACCCAGCTCGATGTCAAGGTCGCGACGCATCGGAGTTTAATCCAAGTCGGCTCTGGATTCGGCTATTTGCCCGCCGCTCGTACTTCCGAATACATTGGCCCCGTCATGGAAGCGATGCCCCGGCGCTACATGTAAGGTCTCATCCCCGAACCAAATTTATTTTAAAAAGAACAATGCACTTTCTCAACTCGTTCAGCGAATACGTGTCCATTTTCGGCGGATCTGTGCGCCCGATGGACGCGTAGTATGCTGCGATGATCGGAAGAAGTTCCTCGCGTTTTATTTTCAAGGCTTTTACCGAAGCCATGTCCATTGCTTTTAAATATAGCTTTCTTTTAAATGAAAGGGAAATACCATTTAGTTGGCGGGGGCTACAAGTCCGAGTCGTACGAGTTCGAGGCACCCGATTTAAGGGCGCACGTCAACCATTTGCTTGCGAACACGCACTTTTTGTGGCTTCGAAAGGGGGGAAAGCTCGTCAAAAATGTTAAAAATTGTAAACTGAATAAGAATTGCAGCTGCTGCTTTGTCCTAAAGAAGGGCGACCAGACGGCGATTCATGAACAGAACTTCGGGAAACGAGGTAAGAAAAGCATCCCCATGGACATTGATTTCCACGACGGAAACGCCTTCAAGCAGTTGAAACGGCTCTGTAAACTGCGTCCAAAACCCGATTTGATCGCGTTTCTCAACGGCCCTGTCGCCCTCCTCAATAAAAAAGCAAACGACGAGGACGTAATGGCGGTACTTGAGGGGCGCAAACCGGATTTGCGTATGCGGCACGAGGTCAACGAAAAAACAAAGGCGTTTCTTAGATCGATTAAATTATCTTAGTTTAGATTAATGGCGTTGAATACAATTGGAAAAGGTGTTGCGATTGCGCGTCTCGGGAAGCAACCCATCTACGTTTCTGAACACAAACTCGAAGATGGGGCTGCACTTCTCAGAGCGAAGAACGGCGACAAATTCCAGCAGATCCCCAACAAAAAGCAGGAACGGAGCGTCCTGTATGTGTGCGCGCCTAGCGGTGCGGGCAAGAGTTATTACTGCGTCCAGTGGCTAAAGGAGTATCGCAAACTCTTTCCAAAGAACCCCGTCTTTGTTTTCAGCTCGTTGGAAGACGACGAGACGCTCGACGTGTTACCCTACCTCAAGCGGATTAAAGTAAAAGAAGAAAAGTTCTTGAATTCAGACCTAAACGAGAAGGATTTCGTGGACTGTTGTTGTGTCTTCGACGACATCGACGCGATCAGTAATCCTAAAATTAAAAAGAAAGTGTACGACTACCTGACCATCCTGCTGGAAACTGGGCGGCACAGTCGAACCAGCGTGATCTGTACTTCCCACGCTTCTTGTGCCGGCAACCTCACGAAATCTATTTTACGGGAAGCGCATAGCGTGACGATCTTCCCGCGCACAATGGGAGGCAAGAGTATGAAGTATTTACTAGATAACTACTTTGGATTATCGAAAGAAGAAATATCCGCCGTTAAGAAATGTACGGGTCGGTGGGCAACGATTTGCAAGACCTTCCCCATGTGCGTTATAACAGAAGACGAAATTAGAGAAATCGTGCCTGGTTAAGCATGGAAGACTGGACTTGGGAGGCTTTCAGCGTCGTTTACGACCTACTTTTGTGGCAAAGGGCCTTCTACATGGCCTACGACCTCTGGGATTTGGATTATCGCTTTCGATTATCTAGATAATCCATTCAATTAATACGCTGAAACATATATATATTACGCCAAATGGGCAATATATATACATATATGTGAATAATTAATTAATTATTGCCCTTGGGCAGTCTATATATGGTGTAAATCGTAATCTGGATATGTTTTTCGGGATTATTCGTTCAATATAACTGGATTATTCGTTCGTGTAATCCAATTTCGGTGCAAATGCGTGCGTTCATGGGCGTATTTGTTGATGCCGGTGTACTTTCCGCCGCATAAACAGGTATGGTGGTGGCTCATCTCGCACCGCAACTGGTAATCTGTCTGCAGCTTTCGAAGGCGCTCATGGTGGTCGCGGTAGTACTGCGCTCCTGTCCGTCCAGGTACGTTACTGTTAAGCTCTGCGTTGTAGTGCTTGGCCCAATGCTGTTCTTGCAATCGGGCTGCGACCGCATTCTCAACCGCTAAATGTTCGTGGATCTTCATCTCCCAATTAGCCCAGCCACCGTGTTCGCGAATAAACTTGTAAACTCGATAGTTGTACCCCTTGTTGTTCTCGTCAGTGCAAGCATTCTTGTGCCGGCGCTTGCGGTTGGCTGCATTTGTGGTGTGCCCGACGTAACACTCCGTAACGGTCGGATCCAAGCAAACGAGGCGGTAAAAGCAGCATTTGCTGTAGTCGATGTCTTTTCGGGGCATTATGCTATACGTCAATATATTATTTATATCGTATTTACGGAAGAATGGGTGGGCCAATAGGTTGGCAATAAACGCCTAGACCTTGAGCGCCGGTATCCAACGAGTTGTAGATTGAAAAGGGCGAGCCGTTCGACAAAATTCGCATGTAAATGCCATTGGTGAGGCCGCCCGGGATCAAAACCATCTCGGAAGTGGTGAACCTCACCGCTGTGCCCGTGCCGGCCGCAGGGACCTGCGGGACAATCACGCGAGTGACCTCCGTTGTAGCAGCGGGGTTGCTGTATATGATGATGGTCGCACTCACTAAAGAGTTGTTGGTGAGCGTGCTGAGCCATCCCGTAAAAATGATGTTAAACCACTGACTTTGCAAGACCAGATTGCGAATCGGCATCGCAATGGACAGCGTCGCGGCCGCCGTAACGAGGGGGTTCGCTGTACCCGGAGCGCATTGGGCGATAATCGCTTGGCCGTAGGGCGAGAAAGGGAGCGGTGCGGATCCGAGACACGACATTATATACAATTCCCAACATTTTAATTTTGTACTATTGTTCGAATCGTTTCATCGAACGTTTTTCCGTTCCGTTGGGCGCTCAACCATTCCACAAATTCTTTATTGTCGTAGCCCAGTTTCCCCATAGAGCACCGTAAAACAACGTAGCGACCACATGTTTCGCTTTTAGGCCCCTGAAGTTTCGTTATCATGGAACTGCATTCGTGGCCGTCCAGGAAGTTGTGAATCGTGTTGGGAGTCTCACCCAGGATGGCGCGGACGCAGGCCGGCACGACGTTTAGATCTTTATCGTAGGCCTTGCCGTAGCTGTTAAAGTACTCTATCTTGCCGTTGTTTCTGCACAAGCAAACCCAATGTCCCTTTGAAGGCGCGCATTCCAGCAAAATGATTTGGAAACTGTAGCCTGTGGGCGGCAAGAGTTCGTCCAGCGTTCGCTCTTTTAGCTCGCTGTACTTGATGGGCATGGCCTTTTCGCCGAGCATGGCGCGTACGTCGTCGTCCGTTAAGGGCGTGTCGTCGTTCATTACAAAGTAAGTTTATTTTATTTGCCGTTAAAAGTAAAAAAATAATCCAAATTAAAATCGAACAGTAATGTAAAATGGATCCGTACAGCGCAGACCTTTCAGCGGCCTCCCGCAAGCTCTATTTAGGGAACCTAACGCGGCTGGCCGGCGGCGAGTTTAAGAACTTGAATTTTTTAAAGAAAACGGGGCCCATCCTTGAACGCATTGCAACGCTGAAGCCCAACACAGGCCGCAGTTACCTGATCGCGCTGGTCTCAGCGACCCGCGACAAGGAACCGTATAAGAAAGCGCACGACATTTATTACTCGGCCATGATGGAGAGCAACAAATCGTTGCGGGACCAGAGCACCAAGACGGACGCATACCTCGAAAAGGAAATTCCGCAGATCGACATTGAGGCCAAGCAAAAGGAGCTTGAAAGCGTGCTCAGCGTCAAGAAAATGACGGCGGCCGACTACCTAAAACTGCAGCAGCTCGTGCTGTTGAGCCTCTATACGTTATTGCCTCCTAGGCGGTCGTTGGACTATACAGAAATGAAGTGGGGGCCCGCTGAAGAGACCCTTTTTAACTACTACGACGGCAAAAACTTTACTTTTAATCGTTTTAAAACCCAGAAAACGTACTCGACACAAGTCGTTCCAGTGCCCCCGGAGCTCGGGCGCATCTTAAAGTTCTGGCACAAGCATCAGAAGCCGAGCGAATTTGTGTTGGTGAACAGCAGGGGCGGCAAAATGACTTCTCCCTCTCTCAACAAGGCGCTAGGGGCTATTTTTGGGGTGAAAATGGGGCCTTCGATGCTACGTTCTATCTTTTTATCGAATAAATTCGGGGCCATCATGCAGGAGCTCAAGAAGGACACAAAAAGCATGGGCACGAGCGTGGACACTGCGCAAAACGTCTACATTAAGTCTTAAACTTCTTCGTCGCTGACGCTATCGTCGTCGCTGTCACTCTCGCCATCTACATCTGTCATCGCTTGCTCTGCTTCTTCTTGCAAAGCGTGCATAGCAAGCCCTCGAAAAGGAGAAAATTCACCCATGTAGGTCGCCGCGAAATCGTGCACCCGCATCAAGTCGAGTGTCCGCGGCAAGTTAGTCACCATTTCCATTAATGCTTCCATGAGCTTGAGGGTGTGGTAGTGGCCGACCAACTCGATGTAGTCGTTTGCGTTTTCGCTGAAGAAGTACTCTTGCAGACCTTCGGCGTACGCCACAGTGATGCGCCCATTGCCGATTACGTTGCCTGTAAACGGCCCGAAATGATCAGGCATTTCATAACCTCCTTCGTTTTCCAACCTCCAATGAAGGTAATGGAAACCCAAGTTGTCTTCATTGTCCATTGATAGCATCTTGAGGACCTGAAGCGTTGGCAGAATGTTGTAATGCAGGTCGAGCGGAAGGTGTTGGCGGAGGAGGGCGATTTCAGCGTCCATTTTGAGATTTTTTTGAGATTTTAAAGAAGTTGTGAGGGTGGAATCGCCGAAAAAACAGTTCTTTTTGGAATTTTCTATAAAAAATAGAAAATTCTATAGACAGTAGACGAAGCAGACATTTTTGACGAAGCAGAAGTTGTATTTTTTTATTTGATTTATACAATGAATGTCTGTCCATGGGTGGGGTTTTGCCCCCATTGTGGTATAGGAATAGCCGTCGATGCGATTAATTGCGGCGTTTTTCGTTGCGGAGTCTATCGAGACACTGGAATACAAGTAAATCCGCACCTTTCCCAAGCCGAGTGCGATGAGCTGAAAGACACGATTTGGGGTTGCGGGAAGCCCTTTGCGTGGTTTGAAGGCAACCTTGTGACGTGCGCTTACATCTAATAGCCCACCGCATCGTCGTCACGTACGCGTCCTGGCCGGGCCGGGCGTGGTTCAAGAGGCCGAATTCTCGGTGCTGCAAGCGGTCCAAGGGCTGGTACGACGACTGCAGGACGTTCAATTTCCTCACTCCCATCCCAGTCACGAATGGCACGGTCGCGGACGGCCCTCGTCGTAAACTTAGTCTGGTAATAGATGTCAATTCCGTTCATGTAGGCGCACGCAAACGTGCCGCCATGAACCCGCTGCCACTCGTGCATGAACTCAATGTACGCGTTGGCACCTCCCTCCATGCTGCCGCCGCGAAGCCCCGGCGGCTTCATCATGTTGTACGTGTCCCTGTCCACAATGTCAAAGACCTCGGGCGTGTCTTGTCCGCGGCGGCCGTACAACTCTTTTGAAGATTCCATAAAAGCATAACGGTCACCCGTAGCTGTTCTTTGGCTCAGTGGTGTTGCTGCAATGAATCCGATTTTTCTGTAAAAGGGTTGTGCCGACGAGACGGCACTTAGATAAAGGCCAATGTATTCCGGTCCATAAAGTTGTTCTCCAGTCCTGTAAATGGCTTCTACTATGTCTGCAGCGCCGCCCCGTGCAGCCATAAGATCGATTCCAAAACCAGTGTACCGAAACGTCGGTTTGATTCCTTTCTTCTCAAAATCTGTTTTTTCTTTTAAGGTTTGACCGCGTGAAAGGGCTCGCCGCATCTGAATTTCGTGGAAAACGGCGAAACCGACAAAGGTCCCGTCCATTTCCCGCGAGACGATCAGAATGGAGTACGGGTAAAGGCCAATCCCAGCTCCTTTTTTGTTAAAATAATTCTCCTCAGCTTCTTTGTTCGATATGCCGCTGGCGCGCCCAGTGATGCCGGCTTTAATTTCCCGAAGAACAGCGGCAAGTTCGTAATCGGGGTCGTTTACTTGCATCTGAAAAGCCGCTCGAGTTCGAGTTGAAACATCGCTGCCAAAGGAAACCGTAAAACGACGCTCGCGGCGTGCGGGCCTTAGAGTTGTTCGAACTCCAGCATTGACATCGGCTCCCTGCATGGCATCGCGTTCACGCAACTGAGCTGCCTCCAATTGTAGACGGCGAACGTCGTCTTGTTCGCGCCGCTGCTGTACTGCAAGCTGACGCGCTTGCTTTGCGGATGCGCGTTCCACTGCCGTTGAGGCCACACGATCTAGAACTCCAGTGATCGTTTCCTCGATAACCTCGTCGCGTGCAAGACGGCTCCGTGCCATAAAACCGCGAACAAGAGGATTAGCAGTTTGGGCAAGACGTTGTTCGCGATACAGATGGTTAAGTCTTTCTTGGGCGAGCCGTTGCATACGCAGTCGTTCATTGTCTTGAATGGCATTTAACCTCTGTCGACGCTCTTGATCCTCGCGCTCAGCGCCAAGCCGTCGACGTGCGGCCTCTTGCTCGGCTCGCTGCCGCTCGAGTTCTGCATCGTAATCTTCGCCGTCGTCGCCCTCGTCGTCGTCGCCCTCGTCCTCGTCCATTGCTGCCTGCTGCTCCGCCCAACTCAAGTGTTTTACCGAATGATACAGGTCACGCGCCCTGCAAACCGCGTCGAGAAATCGTATCCCGAATTTCTCTTGGTAAGCACGCATGAAGCGAATGTAATTGTTCATTTTACTCTAGAAAGAAATTAAGTTTGGATGCTGAAGATAAGCCACTTCGGCAAATCCACGCTCGCATTGATGCAGATGCAGGAAACAGGCACTCCCCCGCCAATCGTAACGTAATTCGGATAAACCGTTGCGTCGGAGGTGTAGGGCACGTTTTGGTGCAAGTTGTACAGCGTTCCGTAGACTGCTGGAGCCCGAACTTGAATGATATTCGCTGGATTGATAAGGTTGATGATCGTCCCCACACATGTGTTTTGAGGCAGCGTTATTTGAATGGTCGCGGCTCCGTCGCCGACGATGGTGCACGGGTTGGGACAGGTGTCTTCGAGCTGGTATGCACCTGAACACCTGTACAACCAAGACGCACTGGCACTGCCTTCGTTATTTGTGTTGAGGGCTGGGAAAATAACATCATTGTCTTGCTTCAGTGCTTGGGCAGGAATTGCGAAATCTATGTCTTGAATGACGTGAGGAAAATCAGTTCCGCTACTGCAGTTAAGAGGATTTACGTAGGTCACACCCGTATTACCGACAGTGAGGTTTGTAAAAGTAGTGGCCGATGGTGGGTTGGGAAACATAGGAACACTGTCATCTAAATTGGTCATTTTGATGGTTGGAAAGATTTGCGACGCAGTCCATATGTTGTCGTCAGCCAAATCCACGATGCCCGTCGCGGCATACGTTGCATCCACTTGACCTTTGGTCACGAATTCTGTTGGAAGGACAGCGTCCACAGCACTCGCGGCGTTTCGAAAGGTGTTTAGGCCTGTCCAAACGTTGTCCTCAACCAGGCTGACAAGATTTCCGACAGTCAAAGCTTCGGCCTGCGCAAGCGGCACCATCTGGTTCTGCGTCGTCGCGTACGTCGTGTAGACGGGTTCGTTGATATCGTTATTTCCAGTCCATGTGGTGTCGGCTCCGGCGCAAGCCGGCTTACTAGATTGGCCGTACGGAAAACTCGCAACAACGGACATATACACTTCTTCTTTATTTTATTTTTCCTATTGTAAGGTCATTACTTGCCAACACGTGTTGTAGGTAAATCCACCCAAAGTAACAGGTCCCACGTAAATCAAGGTGACGCATGTCGCCCGCGCCAAAGAAAAAGGATACGTGGCCACCAGTTTGTTGATGAAGCGCGTGCTCCCAGACCCGCTTGCGCTCTGAATGTTTGTATTCTGAGAAGTGTTTCGGCTCGCTATGATTACTTTTTGACCCGGCGTTCCGACGGCCAAATTAATCTGTTGGACGCGCGCCGTTAACCCGTAATTGCT